AGCATCCACCTTGTCAATCTCGTAAACGATTACATTATCCGCATCATGAGAGAACGTGCCATAGCGCACTTTAAGCTGCTTCACATAGCGAAGCCCTCCGTCTTGGGCACTTTTTCCAATGGCGAACACGCTGTCAAAGAAATTGTAGAGCCGTTTGCTACCTGCAAGGTCGTTGGACGTGATGGGACAGTCCAATGAACGCTTGGGAGTATGCGCCAACACAAGGATAGACAGCTCGTATCTATTTTTGAGATTATTGAGGTGTATCATCAGCCGTCCTGCCGCATCGCCTTTTTCCATGGCACAGCACAGGTAAGTAAGATTATCAACAATGAATATCCTACAGGCGGTCTGCTGTGCCATCTGTTCTATACTGCCGATAATGGCTTCCTCAAAGTTGGCATCCAACAGGGAATTGCAGTCAAGCGATACACGATACAGCTTCTCGGGAAAGGTGTAGAGGTTGCCATGCTCGTTGGTATAACGGAGTTGGAACTGCTTTTCTGAAAGCTCAAAGTCCAGATACAGCACATTGTCGGTTCGGGCGATACGGTCTGCTATCTGCACGGCAAGGATGGACTTGCCCACATTGGAGTCGGCAAACAGGCAGGAGAGTTCCCCCTCATACCAAAAGCAATCCCACAGCGCACGGGGTGTAGGCTGCAAGGATGCTTCAAGAATGGTCTGGTTGGCTGTCTTGATGTGCATCATGCCTACACTGTCGGGCATACCGTTCTGCGCTTGGGTGGCTTTTGCGAGGTCGCCATGTATCAGGTTGATATAGTTCTTGTCCTCTTCCATACCGTTTACCAATTACGTGGGTTGGGTTTACGGCGGTGTGAAGAGGATATGGACTCGTTCAGCTCTTCGTCTGATAACGGCACGGGATTCTTTCGGGAGGATTCCAGCCATTTGTCAAGTTCGTCACGGTAAAGGCAATAGCGTTTGCCGGGCTTGGTGGCAGGAATACTTCCTTCCGAAAGTTTCATGTAGAGTGTACCTTTGGGGATACCTAAATACTCTGCCGCCTCGTCCACCGACATGGGTACGTGGGTGTCCACCGCTTGGACATTGTTCACACTGCGCTGCTCGGTGAGCAGGCTTCTAAGGCTCTTAACCTCGTCTCGAAGCTGAGCCACAACCTCGGGGAGGTCGTTGAAGGTAAGGATTGTTTTTTCCATTTGCGTACTTGTCTCTTTTGTAAGACTTGGCGCAAAGGACTGAAATGATATATCCGTGAATATCTCCACGACACGTCATTGCAAAATAATTCCCGAATAATTAAGACCAGCCATAAATGACGGGTAAAATTACTCGGGAAACGATGTAAAACAGGATGTTATGAGTTACCTGATGGTTGTCGTTGGTGTCGTGATCATCCTAATTCCGCACATAATCCTCGGGATAGTGGAAATCAAGTTTGCCGTTTTCGGGTTCATCAATGGGAATTTCCGTCTTTAGCGGTTCTACCTTGAAATTCTTGATGGTCGATAAATCCGTATCGGCAAACGCCTTCGGGAAAAGGGCTTTGATGAACTTGGCACGGTTATCCCCGTTATAGTATTTCTTGTACAGGAAACGCTCGGAGATATTCCATACAAAATGACGGAGTGGAATGTTGTTGATGTCTTTGGTAAGCGGTCTTGATACGGGCTTCGGCTTGTAGTCGAAATCTTCCATCCATTTGTCCACCTCCGTGCAGATATGGTTCACGGTTTCTTGGTCGGCAATACGGGGCAGGTAATAATGGCAATACTCCATGACCATGCGGATGCGCCCTTCGTTTTCCCGCTGTTCCCTGCTTACATAGTCGGCACGGTTCTTCTCGTGAAGATCCGGGGCAATGGTCAACTCTATCGGCTGTGTTTGGATAGGTGCCTCTTCTTTTGTCGGGAATGATTCGGGTACAAGCTCAGGAACTGATGTAGGTGCAGGTACAGATGTGGCTTCTTCAAGTGTATTTTGTGACAGTTCTTCCTGCACCTCTATGGCTTCGACAGTCGTTTCTTTCTTTCCGAACTTGATTTTGTAGATTTCGTATGTATCAAAGATGAGCGTCTGAAAGGAGAAATAGAGCAACCATCCCAACAGGTTACAGCATACGAATACTATCCACCTGACAAAGTTGTCTTGGTTGAAGCTGTCCGCTATTACCAGCGTGGCAATGGAAGATATTAAGACGATGGCAAAGCAGACAAAGCCCAAGATGATGTATTTGTCCTTGATTGATGATTCCATATTTCATTGAGAGATTGAATGTTCCTATTTTATTTTGTGCAAAGTTAATGCTATTTTTCCCAATTATTGCCCGTTATTTGCGGTTGGAACGGTCTTTTTCAATGTATTTCACTAAATGTCATCATATCATACTCCGTTTCATACTCTGAGGGGCTTATAAATGGTGGCATCAAGCCAAAAACAGAGAGGGCGATTATAGCCTTGTAGCCATAACCGCCCCTCTGAATACCTGTCAATGTGAGATATTTATGCCTCCTTGCGCTTCAAGGTTATCTTGTCCACCACCTGACACATCTGCTGCGCTGCTATCTTGGAATAGATTTGTGTGGTGGTAATGTTCTTATGACCAAGATAGGCTTGGATGACAGCCATGTCCGTTCCCATTTCCACGTGCAGGCTTCCGAAGCTGTGACGGGTGCAATGAAAGGTGATTTTCTTGGTTATCCCTGCTGCCGTGAGCCACCGTTGGAGTGGTCCTTGCAGCATCTTGTCCTTGAAACCCTCAAAGATTAGCCCCTCGCCACGTTCTCCCAACAGTCCGTAGGCTTCATCGCTGATGGGGTTATGCACTATCTCCTTGGTCTTCTGCATACGGGTGGTAACGAACATCCTGCCGTTGGTGTATGGCTGTATCTGCAGCCACGTGAGCTGCCTGATGTCGCTCTTCCTCAATCCTGTAAGACAAGCGAAAAGGAACGCCCTTTTCAAGACCTCTTCTTCGCAAGGAGTTTCAGCAAGTCGTATCAGTTCCTCTTGGCTCAAATGTTCCCTGATGGTGGGAATGCACTCGATGCGGTCTAAGGAGCCGTTGGGATTCTCCTTTATCTTCCGGTCACGGTAGGCTGTATGAAGTACCGCACGGAAAGTTGACCAATAGCCTGCTGCGGAGTTGATATGCAGCTTTTGGTTGGTGTGGATGGTTTGAGGGGCGTTAAGCAGATACTCCATGAACTTGCGGCACAAGTCCACATCCACCTCTTCAAAGGTGCATTTGCCGTTCACGAACCGCTCGAAGTGTTTGTAAACGTGCTGCCACTTGATATTCTTACGGTCAGCCAGTCCTTTGAAATAGGCAAGGAAATCGCCCTTCATCTTGGTCTTGTCAAAAAAGCCGTTGTTTTCATTGAAAATGGCTTCGTAGCGCTGGTTGCGCAGGATGACCGCTTTCTTCATCATGCGTGCGTTGAAGTCCCGTTCCTGCTGGTTTGCAGGTTTGGCGAAGATGTAAATTCCTAAGGCTTCACGTGTAATCACTCTCATGGTGACATTGTCACGGTAGCCGGGATAGTAGTCAAGGCATAGTGAATACTGTGTCCCGTTCTTAATCTTGCGCTTACGCAAGGTAACTGTTTTGCATTTACTCATAATAATTATGTTTTAATTGGTTGTATACATTTTGGAGTTGTATCCATGTTTCCGATGGCAAAGGAACAACGTGAAATATCCGTGAATACCTCCACGATACATCATTTTGAAATAATTTTCGATAATCCCGATTTTTCACGGTTATTTGTTCCTTTCAGCCATGACACGCTCCACATCTGAGCGCAAAAGCAGGTTTTTCACACCCACCTTTATCTTTTCGATGTGCTTCACCTTGACGATATGGCAGATGTTGGCTGACGAAAGACCATAGATTTGCTGCACCTGCTCAACGGTATAGTAGCGTTCATCGTTCACAAGGTCAGTTCTGCGGAGTTCGTTCAAATGTGATTTGGAGTAATAGGTACGCCCGTACTCTCTTTTAGTGGGTATCTTATGGCGATAGGTGTAGGCACGGAGTGCGGTCGGCTTCATGCCGAACAGTTCCTCCACCTCCTCGGTCAGTAGCCAGTCGGTAATTTCGCTAATATCAACTGCCACACCGAAAAACTCGTCAATATGCTTCTTGCTGTAATAGTTCTTTCCTGCGATACGGCAGATGGGGATATGGTTACGCTTGGCGGAAGTGTAAAGCCATGACTGCTTTACCTTAAAAAGGGACATCACCTCCTCGCCCGAATAGAAGTCCAACACTTCTTCGCTTTCCTTTTCCCTTTTTTCTCTTTTGGCAGGTAAGGAAGATGAAGATGATTTCCTTGGTGTGGAGGTGTTGCCGGGCAGGATGCGGTGATAGGGATTGCCCTCCAACATCTGCTCGATGTCGGCTCTGCGGATGAATGCCATGCGGTTGCTGATGCGTGAGGCTTTCAGCTTGCCGATGGCTACAAGTTTGTAAATGTACTGTCGGGAACAGCCCATGAGGATGGCTGCTTTGGAAAAGGTGAGATACTCCTGATGCTGTATCTCCATCAAGGGTTGGGCGACTTTGAAGAGGTTGTTCTTCTGCATCACTCTGGCTCGTTTGGCTTCTGCCTGACAAGCCTCACTGCAATATCTTTGCATACCGCTTCGGGTTACAAAGGACTTGCCGCAAAAACTGCATTTTCTGGTTGCTTTCATACCGTTTTATCGTTTAATGGTTCATTTCTTCAATCCTATATCTCTGAAATGGTAAACGGATGTGAACGGAAGTCAACCATTGTCGCTTTTCTACACAGTGTGACTGTTTCCGCATATCGGGGCGGTTATTGTCGCTTGTCGTAAACGGTTGTAAACCCTTGTCAACTGTCTGCACGGTGTGACAAAAAACAAGCCCCGCAAATTCTCCACGTCAGAAATACGTCTCAAAAATATGTGGAAATTTGGGAAGCGACAAATGGCAACCGAAAAGTGTTAAATTTTAGAATATGCTGGTAATTAAAGATTTACACTCGGATATTTCTGATTAGTTTTGGTTGTTCTATGGTTATAAATACAGCCTTTGTATTTATGTTACTGCCAGTTTATTTTCTTTTAAGAAGAAGGATGTTTATTGTGTATGATATAATAAAGAAAAGTATATATGGAGGATAATAATTTAGAATTTCCATTTGTTTTTCCAAAAGAATCTAAACCTGTTATTTCAATAATTGGCATTGGCGGTGGAGCCGGCAGAATAGTGAATAAAATACAGGCTTGTAAGTTGACCGATACAGAGTTAAGTGTGTTTGGTATGAACAGAAAAGAAATGGAGGAACTGTCATTACCGCATAAATACCTGATAGGAGCAGATGGATTAGGCAGTGGAAAGAATAGAAGCCTTGCAGAATCAGAGTGTCAGAAAATATTACCAAGTCTGGAGAAAATTATTACCGATAAAATACTGTCCTGTTTTATAGTATGCCTTGGTGGAGGTACAGGAGAAGGCTGTATAAGAGGTTTTCTACAAAAATCCGTTGACATACAAATAAAGGTAAAATTGCTTGTTGTCACATTACCTCACTCATCCGAGGGACTGGAGAAGAGAGAAAAAGCTTTACTACTTCTTGATGAAATAGAAAAATTAGCAGACGGGATTTTTGTTGTGGACTATGATGGTTTGCCTTGCAGCACTATTTCAGATTTATATAATGAAGCCGACAGAAAAGTAATGGGTTTTGTAGGCTCATTTATAAATATGATAGTGAAACACAGTCTTATTTGTTTTGATTTTAATGATGTCAGAAGTTTCTTGAGATACTACTCTGATACAAAGTTTATAGATTACTTTACGTTGTCTGGAAATATTAATTATCTTGATGCAGAATTGAGTGACCTGCAGAAGTATCTTCCAACGAAATATCATACTTTAGATGATATATCCAATTTAATTGTGGCAATTCATTATAATAGAGAGACCAATGATGATATAGTTCGTAAATTTCTAGATAGGATAGTATCTGATGGTATTATGAAAAAACAGACAAAAGACACTCAGATAAAATGGACGATGATTCATGATCCAGACATGGAGAAAAACATCTTCAGAATTGATATATTCACCAAATGTAATTAAAGATATTCATATGAAGACGATAGATGGATATGATGTGAAAATATTTACAGACAATATAGAAGATACTGCTATTGAACAGATCAGACAGCTGCTGTCCATTGATGTATTCAGTGACTGCAAGATTCGCATTATGCCGGATGTACATGCCGGAGCAGGATGCGTGATAGGATTTACAGGGAACTTAGGCGACAAGGTGATTCCTAATATAGTGGGAGTAGATATAGGGTGTGGTATGTTGGTTCAACCATTTATCTGCAACAACCCTATAGACTTCCATGCTTTAAATGAATATATTCTTCGTGCTATTCCTTCTGGACGTGACTTTAGGGATGAAAACTATCTTCCATTGTCACAAAAATATTCAGATATATATCAGAATGCAAAACAATTGATATTGCAGTTGCGCTGTTATCGTGAATTGAAGGAAGTTCGCAGACTATATAAATCAATAGGTTCGCTTGGAAGTGGAAATCATTTTATAGAACTAGACAAAGATGAGTCAGACCTTTACTACCTTGTAGTGCATACCGGTAGTCGTAATTTAGGGAAGCAGGTGGCAGATATTTATCAGAAACTTGCAGTTAAATGTCAGTCCGGATGGGACAAGCTGATGGTAGAAAAAAATCGTATCATTGAAGAGTATAAACAAGCAGGACGGAAAAGTGAATTACAAGATGTCATCAGAAATCTTCACAACTCATTTAAGACTTGCAAACTGACCATACCACAGGATTTATGTTATTTGCAAGGTTAGTTTTGGGAAGACTATCTGCATGATATGCATATCTGCCAGTGTTGGGCACAGATAAACCGAAAACTGATTGTAAATCTGATTATGGATTTTATCGTTGGAAAAGGCGTTGTTTCATCTGAAGAGCATTTTCGACCTTTTGAAAGTGTTCACAATTATATTGGTAATGATAATATAATCAGAAAAGGTGTAATATCGGCAAGATTAGGTGAAAAATGTATTATACCATTGAACATGCGTGACGGTTCTTTGATTTGTATCGGGAAAGGCAATGAAGACTGGAGCTTTTCTGCTCCTCATGGTACCGGGAGAATCATGAGTCATAGTCAGGCATTTAAGGAGATGAGTCTGGAGGATTTCAAAAAATCAATGAAAGATGTATATAGTGAAACAGTAACAGAATATACTAATGATAAGTCTCCCATGGTTATAAATCGAAATACGAAATTATGGATAACATTAAGGATACTGTTGATATTGAAACTATCATAAAGCCAGTATTTAATTTCAAGGCTGCCGATATCTAATATGTTTCAGCATAAGAATTTGTGGAGGTATTTGAATGTGTGAATTTACTTTAGTAGAAATTAGTCTTGATTGATAATGCAATATCTTGATATATCATATAGAAACGATTTTGTTGTAGTACGTGGCGATATTCCTGACGAGTTTGACCCCCTTGCCTTTAATATTATACAAAAGAAATTTGTAGCTGTAGATTGTGGCTTCAGATTTAGTACCAGTGTATTCAGAGAGCCGACAATCTGTTCCTTTTTTAGGTTATTGGCTATTGCCAGATAGCTCGGATTTGCCTTGCCAGAAATCTTCAGGACGAAATTATACCTAGTGAATGCCCTGTGTACTTCTGGGAAACAAGGTGTCTGGCATTTAACAAAGCGTACCGACTATACCTGCCAGCTAGTCATTCTCCTTGTTCTTGGAGGTATTCTTGAACGGTGGACAACACGAATGTACACTGGATAAAATCCGTCAGCTCTCTTTTTTCTTACGACTACTTTAAATGTTGCCATATCAGATTGATTTATAAGTTATTAATGGTGTATGCGTTGGTGTATGCGCCACTGTTCAAAAGTGTATGCGTGGTGTATGCAAGTACCGTTTATTTGACTCATTTTTTGCGGACAAATGCACGAACCGCCTAAAAACAACTTAGGCTGTAACGAACTGTTTATCAGGCGTTACAGCCTAAATCAAATATTATCCTATATTGCTTATGCTTCCTCAATTGCAGCCTGCGCCGCTGCCAAAATAAGATACTTTTCAATGAGTTATATAATACTTCTCAACAATATTCGTTTATTCAATTTCTTCGTATCTGTCTATTATGATTAATGTTTTCGTCCATTTATCGAAGAACTCGCCGCTACCAGTCTTGATATATTACCCATTTAAGGCAAATAGATAAGCCACAATCAACACAAATACGAAAAACGATACTTTTATCATCTTAAAGGTTTGAACGCTTTAAAACGGATTATTTACGTTCGTTCACCTGTTTTGATTTAATCAATTCATTGTAGATTGTATGGGCAAACTCCCCTGTGAAATATTCTGCCCAATTCTGATAAGTTAGGCAAATACCGGTTCGAGGATCTTCATAATCCATGGTTTCCCATATATCTTCCAATTCTGCATAAACCTCATTGGGATTATTCCCAAGAGTGTCCACCACTTCTTCGGAATAACAGTTTACCAATGTATCTATCCAATCTCCACAATTATCACAACCATCTTTGTAGATAGCATTGAATGCGGCTTTTTTCAATTCATCCATAAAAGGCTCTGTTTTACAATATGGGTACTCTCCGTTCATTGCTTTTCTAATGTGCCGATATTTTTATGTTCAGGAGATAATTCTGTTAACCTACATTCGTTACCATCAAGCGCGGCTTCAAACATATAATCACTATTTGACAAAGTTATGCTTCTACCATTGCTTTTGCAGGAGAATACTCCCTTGTAATTTTCTGTCTCTGTATCTTGTTTGGAATATTTTTCTCCAATTGGTTCAGTACGTATTAGTGTAAATTTTTGAAGTTTACAATATGGATATCCGTTGACCGTAATAGCATTTTCTGATACTTCAATCACTCCGTAAGTTCCCTGCTTAAAAACATATTTATATACATAAGTTGCCTCAAACATTTTATCTGTTCTTTTTTCTGTTTTTATATACAGATCAGCTTCGGATTCTTGCATGATTAAGTCGTAAGTAGTTTCTGTCTTCACAGTGTAATCACCAGCTTCTATAGGCTCTCCTTTTCCTACTTCCACTTTTTCAAACTCAACATTATGCAATATGACATCAGAAAAAGAATCTTCCGGAGTAATAGCATCTATAGCCTCCATACTCAAAAATACACCCGAATAGCGTTCAGCGCCTTTCTCGTCATCTTCACTGCAAGCACATAACAGTAAAGAAGTAATAAGACATATTATTCCAACTATATATCTCATTTTTTTCCCTCTACTAACTTTTCATAAACCTTAATCAACCTCTCCTTTTCAGCCAACAATTCTTCCAAATGCTTCACTCGTTCTACAAGAATAGCATCTGTGCCTACAGACACGTTGCCCATCATCGAAGCAGGACTAAAATCGCCGTTTGTTTCAACTGTATTATTTGATAGTCTTGATACTTCATCATCAAAAAAAATTCGTATGTCAGCTTTTAATAGAAAAGCAATCTTCTCTAAGTCTGCCGCTTGAATCTTATTGTTTCTAATGCATCTATGTAGATTTTGTTCGCTCATTCCAACATCAGCAGCAAGTTTCTTTAATCCACCACCTCTGTTTTCGCTCAATTTTCTAACAATTTCTAAATTCATGATTTACAGGAACTTGAATTAGTCGACTAATATTTAATTTCGCATACACTAAATTTTATGACGAAAATATTTGTTCGCCACGAATAAATATATTAGTTTTGCACTATAAAGTTAAACAATAACCCATAAAAAACAAATAAAATGGCAGAAAATCAAGTAAAAGTACGTCCAACTTTAACGGATTTGGAAGTAGGTAAAACGGTTACTTTCCCCATTGAAAAGACTAAGAGCGTCCGTGCTCAGGCTTCCGATCTCGGACTTATCCTGAATCGTAAGTACCAGACAGAAACGGACCGAGAAAAGCGTATCATAACAGTAATCAGAATATCGTAATTTGTAATCATCATGAACAAATTTGTAAATATTTCACAACTGATACTATCCTGCATCATGCTTTTTGCGGTGGTTGTCAGCATTGTGGCACATATCATACTTGGAAACATCGCATCGTTCATTGGCTATCTTGTATCAGCTGTATTCATCTTTCTCACATGGAAACTGGTACGTATATCATGGATGGAGTTTCAAAATGAAAACAAATAACCTCTTAACTTACAATATCATGTCTATCAATTTCAAAAAATTAAATTCTCAAATCAAGCCTCTTAAACCGGAAGCAAGACACGTGGGCTACATCTTTATTGCTACAGACAAGCAAAAGAGAGAAAGTCTGGTTGACTCTATTGCCAAGCCCGGTTCTAAACGTTCCCTAATAAAAGTGCTTACATATTTCATTAAAACCGATGAAAATTATCGTGCAGAGTATTCACTTTAATCCGTAATCCTATGCTCACTATTGATTTTCCCGATAAATCCGTTACTTATGACACTTTCGTCCGCGATGTAGCGTCCTCTGTAGTCCGTATGCTTGCCGATACACACAATGATCCCGAAATGGTCAGCCAGCGAAAAGCATACGCTATGTTTGGGCGTGGCAATGTGGATAGATGGCGCAAGCAGGGTAAAATAACCCCCTGCAAGCGTCCGGGCAAAGTTGAATACCGCACAATCGAACTGCGTACACTACAAAGGTTACAACAAGACTATTTCAAATGATAAGGGAGGATAGCTCAGCGGATAGAGCGGCGGTACGTACCCAAATGGCCAAGATGCAGCAGGACACAGGTTCAAATCCTGTTCCTCCCACTATTTTTTCACTATTAAAAATCAAAGTAGATGAAAGCAATTCAGCTAAAATCAATCACGCTTCGCAACTGGCGTGGAGAAAAAGAAAGGACAACACAGTTCCATACAGATGGCACTGTTACACGTATCTGTGGTCGTAACGGTCTCGGCAAGTCCAGGCACATGGATGCGTTCTGTTGGCTGCTTTTCGGCAAGGACAGCAAAGACCGTAAAGACTTCAACTTGCGCACCACAGACGAAAAGGGCAATCCCCTACAGCATTGTGAATGCTCCGTAGAGGGAACATTAGTCGTTGATGGAACGGAAATTACCATCAAACGAGAGTATAAGGAGCAATGGGTCAAACCTCGTGGACAAGTAGAGGAAGTGTTCAAGGGGAATGTCACCGAATGCACATGGGACGGCGTACCTGTTCGTGTCAATGAGTATAAGGAACGTATAAATGCCGAAATCATTGATGAGAACCTTTTCAAGATGCTAACCAATACCGAGTATTTCCTATCGTTAAAACAAGATGTTCAACGTGAAGTGTTAATGTCCATTGCCGGAGCCAAAACAGACAACGAATTGGCGCAGGGAAATGCAGAATTTACCGCTCTCGTAGACATGTTGAGTGGCAAATCATTGGCGGATTATCGTCGGCAGATTGCCGCAGAGAAAAAACGTCTAAAAATGCAAGCGGATGAAATCAAGCCACGTATCGACCAAACGGACAAGATGAAACCAGAAGCCGAGGATTGGAACTCATTGGAAGAAATGCTCACCGACAAAAAGAAAGAGCTGGAAGAAATAAACGAACTTCTGCATTCTGAAGATGCTCGCAAGCAATCTGCCATCGATAAAAAAGCTGCGCTGAACCGTGAAAAACGGCAAATCGAACAGCAACAGAAGGATATTCTTGCCGCAGAAAGGAGAAGTCGTCAGGAGGAAGCCGATAAGCAGAACGAAACACGTAATGAAATCGAGAAAGAGTTGAAGAATATTCATTCCGAACGATCGGATTGCAATATAGACATTACCCGTGCAAAAGAACGCATCAAGTATTTGAACGAAGAAATAACTAGAACAACAAGCAGACTTGAAGAATTACGTTCCGAATGGGCATCCATTCGTGCCACACAGTACACCGGTGATAATATCTGTCCTCATTGCGGCCAGCCTTTACCCGACAATATGATACAAGACGTTCTCCAAAAGTTTGAAGAATATAAACAAAACAGGCTCAAAGAGAATCAATCACGTGGAAAATCCCTGTCGACACAAGTCGAATCATACCGAGAGGAATTAAACAGGCGTAATGAAGAACTTGTAGAGCATTCCAAAAAGATTACTGCCATTGACGAATGTATTGCAGGGCTGTATGATCGTCTGAAATCCACCCCGAAAGCAGCACCGTCCGCCATCAACGAAAACGAGCTGCCTGCGTATGCAGCAAACCTAAAACGTTTGGATGAGATAGAAAAAGAAATAGCAAATATCACATATACTCAGACAGATACCGAACTGTCCGAACGTGCCGAGTTGGTGAAATCTGCTATTAAGAACTTGGAAATCCAACTAAACAACCGTACCATTATCGCCAACTATGATAAAGAAATAGAGCGTCTTGAAAAGGAAGGTCGTGAACTCGCACAGAAGATAGCCGACATAGAGAAACGTGAATATATAGCTGCTAAGTTTGCCAAAGCTCGCATTGATGATTGTGAGAGCCGTTTGAACTCGCTGTTTGGCATGGTACACTGGAAACTTTTCGATACCACTCTTGACGGAAACGAATACGAAGTATGTATCCCTATAATTGATGGTGTGTCCTATGGTACGTGCAATACAGCAAAGCAAGTGAACGCAGGTATTGACATCACCAACACATTGGCAAGGCATTACGAAGTCTATGCTCCAATGTTCATTGACCGTGCCGAAAGCGTGAATACATTCATTGCTTCCAACGCACAAATGATATTCTTGCAGGTTACAACAGACAGTCAACTAACAGTAAAATAAATAGTTAAATCTTTAATTATTAGAATTATGAACGAAAGACAAATCACACCGGTTACACATCAAAGTAACGTTCCTGTTGGCATCAACTTCTTTGACCCGACAACCATTGAAACGCTCAACCGTTTCTCCACCATGTTTGCCAATTCCAGTCTTGTACCCGAAAGTTACCGCATTGGCGGTGTTGTTGGCGGTAAGACCGGAGAAGGACCTAAAAAAACGGTCTCTGAAGCCGAAGCAGTAGCCAACTGCGTAATCGCATTCGATGTGGCCACACGCATTGGCGCATCCCCTCTTATGGTAATGCAGAACTTGTACATTGTATATGGTCGCCCATCTTGGTCGTCCAAGTTCCTAATTGCCACTATCAATACTTGTGGACGCTTTGAACCACTGAAGTTTGAATTGACATCAAATGGAGTTTGCAATAACGGTGTGGCAAATGTCAAGTGTGTGGCATGGACTACTCCTAAAGGTGTTACGCATGATGAGAACGGAAAACCGGTTACATCAAAATCACCACTTGCCTTACGTGGTACAGCCGTTACCATACAAATGGCGATTGATGAGGGTTGGTATAGCAAAAACGGCAGCAAGTGGCGTACTATGCCCGAACAGATGTTACGTTACCGTGCCGCCTCGTTCTGGTGCTCTACATACTCACCGGAACTGTCAATGGGTATGCGTACCGTTGAAGAAAATGTAGAGGACGCCGATTATGTCGATGTTACAGAACAGGTTGCGAAAGAAATTTCCACGCAAGCCAACAAAGGCACTATCAGTTTTGATGATGCAGTAGCTCCGGTTTCCAACGAAGTTCCGGCAGGTGTTGACCCTGAAACAGGAGAAATTAAAGAGCCCCAAGGTGAAACAAGTACCGAAAACCAAGCCTCAACCGAGGATGATGGACCGGGCTATTAATCCTATTTGAAATGAAACTTCATGTGTTAGGTTCTTCATCATCAGGCAACTGTTACCTCTTCCAGTCTGAAAAGACTGGTGAGGTACTTGCAGTGGAAGCCGGAGTTAAGTTCAACAAAGTAAAAAAAGTTCTTGACTTCAATCTAAACAGCATTGTTGGTTGTATCGTCAGCCATGAGCATGGCGACCATGCCAAATGTGTGGGCGATTTTATAAACGCCTGCATACCTTGCTATATGAGTCAAGGCACAAAACATGCGCTTGGTTTCTCTTCCAGCTATTGGGCAAAAGGGCTGTTGCCATTCGAACAAGTTGTGATAAATGGATTTAGAGTGATACCGTTCCCTGTACAACATGATGCTGCGGAACCTTACGGATACCTCATCCGTCATGAAGAGTGCGGAACAGTGCTGTTTGCCACAGACACCTATTTCCTAAAATACAAATTTCCCGGTCTTAACAATGTAATGTTGGAGTGCAATTATAGCAAGGAAATTCTTGATGCAAATTTCACTGCCGGGCGCATTGACAAGAAACGCTACGAACGCACCATTAAGTCGCACATGTCCTATGATAACTGTCTCCTCACATTGCAAGCCAATGACCTGTCTCAAGTATGCAACATTCTACTCCTGCATCTGTCCGACAATAACAGCAATGCTACGGAGTTTATCCATGGAATAGAAAGATTATATCCAGAGATAGAAATAACAGCCGCTACAAATGGGCTTTCGTTAACATTTAACAAGAATCCCTATTAGCATTTGTGATTATGAGGAAAAATAATAGTAACCAGTAAATAAAGAAGTAATATGAGAATCTATTTTGATATAATATTTATTGTTTTGAATATCATCATTTTTGCTGTTAACTTTCATTTTGCTTTAGAATCCAAATCCTCTAAAGCATATACGTATGCCATTTTAGGAATGAGTTTTGCCATTGCAGCCATCGTCCTACTTCTATCTGCGGATTTAAATCAAGAATCATAATGAAAAAATCAGTTGAAAATACTCAATACAAAACTGAGAATTGTAGACCAAACAATAGTGATCTATCATTTTAATAAAAATAAAAACAATGAGAAAAATTGAGATCGTTGAACATGTTATCAACAATACGACTATTAGTCGCTCACAGGCTATTCAAGCCGTAGATTGTGCTTTTGATGCTATTGAGAAAGCACTTTGTAAAGGTGAAAGTGTCTATATACGTGGTTTTGGCACTATCAAGACTTATATCACAAAAGAAAGGAAAGCCCGTAATATCTACAAGAGAACAACGGTAATCATTCCGGCAAGACGAACAGTAAAACTTGTAGTCAGTAAACAACTCAAAGAAAAAATGAACTCATGATGCACACGTGGTTTGAATGTAAAATCCGTTATGAAAAGACAATGGATAACGGAATGAACAAGAAAGTAACAGAACCCTATCTGGTTGACGCGCTCAGCTTCACGGAAGCGGAAGCACGCATCATTGAAGAAATGACACCCTTTATTTCCGGTGAGTTTACAGTTTCCGACATTAAACGTGCCAACTATAGCGAGCTCTTTCCCTGTGAGGAAGACAGTGCCGACCGCTGGTTCAAGTGCAAGCTGTATTTCATTACCTCAGATGAAAAAAGTGGAGCAGAAAAAAAGACGGCTACCAACGTACTGGTACAAGCAGCCGACTTGCGTGATGCAGTAAATAAACTGGATGAGGGTATGAAAGGCACAATGGCCGACTACCAAATTGCATCGGTAGCGGAAACTGCCATTATGGACGTCTATCCATATGCCGCAGATGAGTCCATTACGGATACCATCAGTGAAAATGCCAATTCGCCTGTTGTACGAAATTTCATACAATCTCTCCCCGAAGGTTGCAGGACAACGATAACCGTTGGTGGGAAAAAAGTTGTAGTAGACAAGACCGGAAAAGACACCATTGTTACACCCGAAAAGCAAAGCGACAATGACACTTGAGGAAATGCTTCAAATGGAAAGGAAACGAAAAAAGAAGCAAAAATATGACGATGAGGAACATCGCATACAATGCTCTTGCGTAAAGTGGTTCAATTTGAAGTATCCGAAGTTAAAAGGCCGGTTGTTTGCTGTGCCGAACGGAGGAAGACGTGATACTGTTACAGGTGGCAAATTGAAAGCTGAGGGCGTAACAGCCGGTGTATCCGATTTGATTCTGTTGAAAAGCAATCGTGATTATGGTGCGCTGCTCATTGAAATGAAAAAGAAAGGCGGCTATCAATCTCCATCACAAAAAGAATGGCAAAAGATAATATGTGAAAACGGAGAATACAAATATGTTCTGTGCTTTTCGCTAGATGATTTCATTCGTGAAGTGGATGATTATTTGAGAAATGAATTTTAAAAAAGTCAGATATGGCACGAACTTTTAAAAAAGGTCTTGACTATTTCCCTCTGGATATAGATATATTTAACGACCTTAAAATAAGAAAACTAATCAAGTATCAAGGTGGAAAAGCTATAACGGTATATGCTCTGCTGCTCTGCAATATCTACAAGAGTGGGTATTATATGAAGTGGGATAAAGAGTTGCCTTTCATTTGCTCGGAGCTTACGGGATTTGAGGAGGCATATATATCAGAAGTAATCAAAACCTGCCTGACACTGGGGTTGTTTTCAAAAGAATTGTTTGACGCTGAAAAAGTATTGACTTCTAAAGGTATTCAGGAAAGGTATAGTCGTATATGCGTACAGTGCCGTCGTGTTTGCTATATTGGGGATTATAACCTAATCGAGAAAAGAAAGCCCAAACAAACTGAAAAACTGCCACGAAAGAATGACAATCCACAAACGATACAAGGTAGTACAACAGTGCAAAACGAACTGCAATACGAGCCTTACTCCATGACTATCGATGAAGAAATTGCCGAACTGAAAAAAGACGAGTGTTGGCTTGACCAATTACAAGTGCTTCATGCAACGAATATTTCCTCTTTGCGCAGCAGTCTTGACGACTTCCGGGTGCAATGCCTGGCAGACGGGAAAGACCGGCATTCTTCCTTACAGGATGCCAAACAGCACTTCAACGCATGGTTGAGAATTGTAAATGATAAAAATAAAAGAAAAGATGATAAAGTTAGACCCGAAAGCAGAAATCAACGCAGAGGTAATCTTCTCAAATCTGATGAAGAGAAAACATATGGTAACTCGTTTTAGATTGCCATATACCGCCAAGCAAGTTTACGCTATGCTATATGAAGCGTGCCGGGTGGAAGTTGCTCATAGGCATAGGGAATTTAATGCCACCGAACAATACAAAAAGCACCTTTGGGACATTTCCAATTGGATTACATCGGAAGCCTCCACTTTCGGATTGTTCCTTTGCGGCGATGCCGGAAATGGGAAAACCACCATTCTGCGTGCATTGCAAAACCTTATAAACTACTTGCGCTCTGATGAGGGGTATAACAGCAATGCGGATGCATATCCGATACGCGGCTACATGATGGTATCGGCTAAAGAACTCGTCTTGCTGGCTAAAGCGTATAACAATCCCACACGCGACAACACCTCCGATGTGGCACGCTACAAAAGGCTGCGCCAAATCGAAATACTCGCAATCGACGAACTCGGCTCCGAACCGAAAGAAAGCATTCATTATGGCGATTACGTAACCGCCGCCATGGATATGCTGTCTTTTCGCTATGAAGAGCAGTTCTGTACGCTGGTCTCATCCAATCTTACGGCAAAAGAAATTGCAGAATATTACGACGAACGAATTGCAGACCGTTTCCGTGAAATGATGCTAATCATCAATTTCGGCAATGAGCAGTCATTCAGAAAACAGTAAACTAATTAAAAACATTATGACGATGAATACAGATTATAGTTATTGTTCGGGCGTTACCTGCTCAATCCGCAAGAGTTGTAAACGCTATTTGCCCGATCCACCCGATACACGTTTGCAATGGGTATGGCCAGCATACAATCCGGGAACAGACAAATGCAAGTACTATGAACCAACTAAAGTAGCAAAAACAAAAAATCCGTAATCATGGAAAAGAATAAGTTTACCCATGGTAGTTTGTTCAGCGGCATCGGTGGTCCGGAAATAGCTGCCGAGGAAATGGGCTGGAAAAATATGTTCAATAGTTCGTTAAAAATTCTCCACGCCTAAGCGGCTCTGGCAGTAAATAAAATGAGTTCTTTGAAAAGTTTGTCAATAACTTGCGGGTCTGGGCTAATCCCAAACACGCAAATAAATCGTTCAAGCATATAAGCATTGTGTATGAAAGACTTGCAGGAGGATATGGAATAGGTTATTCCGAGCCTCTTACATGCCGCTTTGGCCAAGTTGACAGCTGCGAGCGATGCATTGAAGTGAAAATC